GTTTTATGCGCCCCCTCCGCCTGATGGGTGGGACTATCAGTGGAAAATGCGCACGGTTATGGGCGAAGAGTTTCATTCCTATCAGGTAGAACTGCTCCGCAATGGTTGGGAGCCTGTCCCGCTTAGTCGCCACCCGGAACTTATGCCGCAGGGCTGGCAGGGTGAGACAATTGAGGTTGAGGGTCTGGTTCTCATGGAGCGGCCCAAGGTGTTTACTGACGAGGCTCGCGCAGAAGAGGCCCGGTCTGCCCGCGAGGCGGTCATGGTCAAGGAGGCTCAGCTTCGCGATGGCCGTGGGTCTGACCTTGGCAAGCGTGAGGTTCACAGGTTCAGCAAATCCCGCAGCCCGATAGCCATACCGGACAGCGAATAGGGTTTGTTGACAGAAGTCCAAAGATTTCATAAAATTGACTTTGGATTTTACCATTTCCCGCTTACCGGTGGGAAAGAGATAGGAGCGGGCCGGGAATCTGGCCCGTCGCCTTTATGAGCCGTCCCGCGCTGGGGCGGATAAACACATCCAGATCAACGGCTAAAAACGCTTTTTAGCTAACGGTCACTCCAATAAAAGGAGAGAGCCGTGGCGAATACTTTTGCGCCCTTCGGCTTCCGTCCGGTTTCGACCAGCAATGGTCCGATGAACTGGCGGATTTCTGCGCGCCGTGTCGCTTCGTCGGCTGGCGCTATCTACCGTGGCGACGCCGTCGTCCCGGATACCAGCACTGCTAACGGATACATCATTCAGGCGACTGCCTCGAACGTCCCGCTGGCGGGTATTTTCTGGGGTTGTCAGTATCTGTCGACCTCGCAGAAGCGCGTTATCTGGAGCCAGTATTGGCCGGGTAGCGATGCGACCGGTGACGTGATTGCTTTTGTGATTGACGATCCGAATGCGCGCTTCCTTGTCCAGACCTCTGGTTCTTCGTTCCAGATTACCGGCACGCCGACGACCTTCACCTCGTCGCCTGTTGGCCAGCTTGCTCAGCTTAACGTCGGTTCGGGTTCGACCACGACGCAGCAGAGCGGCATGTATCTGGACACGGTTGGCACGACTGCCACCTTCCCGTTCCAGATCGTCGACATGGTTCTCGACCCGCCGGGCTCGAATGGCTCCGACGCTACGTCGAATTACAACTATGTCGTCGTTGGCTTCAACAACGAGATGCTGCGTTCTAACGGCGCAGTGACCGGCATCAGCTAAGGAGTAGAGACCAATGGCTGTTAATCTTAGCGCCATCCGCGATCTGCTCCTTCCGGGGCTTCGCGGCGTTGAGGGCAAGTATCCTCAGATCCCGTCTCAGTGGGACAAAGTGTTCGAAAAAGCCAAGTCAAACATGGCTCTCGAACGCACCGCTGAAATGCGTTACCTTGGCCTTGCCGCCATCAAAACCGAAGGCGGCGCGGTCAGCTTCGACAATAACGCGAGCGAGCGTTATGTCTATAATCAGGAGCATTACGAAATCGGTCTTGGCTACGCCATTACCCGTAAGGCTATTGATGACAACCTCTATAAGACGCAGTTTACGCCGACGAATCTTGGCCTGATCGAGTCTTTCGGTCAGACGAAGGAAATCTATGGCGCGAACATCCTCAATACCGCTACGACGTATAATGCGTCGGTTGGTGGTGACGGCGTCGCTCTCTGTTCAACTGCCCATCCGATTGATGGCGCGACGATTGCGAACCGTCCGCTGGTTGATGCCGATCTGAACGAAGCTTCGTTGCTTAATGCGATGATTAGCATTCGTCAGAACTTCAAGGACATCGCTGGCCTGAAGATTTTCGCCCGTGGTCGTAAGCTGATTGTTCCGCCGTCTCTTGAGCCGGTTGCTATTCGTCTTACGAAGACGGAACTGCGTCCGGGCACGGCAAACAACGACGTAAATGCGATTTTGACGACCGCTGGCGGCCTGCCGGAAGGTTACATGGTCAACGACTTCCTTACGTCAAACTACGCTTGGTTCCTGCTGACCAACATCAAGGGTCTGGTTTACATGGAGCGCGTTCCGTACGAAATGGATATGCAGGTGGACTTCACGACGGATAACCTCCTTGTGAAGGGCTACGAGCGTTATTCGTTCGGCTACTACAACTGGCGTTCGGTCTTCGGTTCGTTCCCCACGTCGTAATGACAAAAGCGGGGAGTCAACATGGCTCCCCGTTTTCTCTTTCTGTAAAGGATAGCCGACATGGCTCTCACTAATTTTCCCAACGGCATCACCTCTTTCGGTGTTCCGGTTATTGGCGGCATCAATGGCATTCCGCTGACCGGCACTTGGTATTTCGTCGACCCGGCTGCGGGTTCTGACGGCAACGAAGGCACGTCGCCCGAATCGCCGTTTGCGACGATCTATCAGGCTTACAATAAAGCGGTTGCTGGCAATAACGATGTTATCGTCCTGATTGGCAACGGATCGACCAGCGGCACTGCCCGTATGTCGACCGCTCTTGCGCAGACGATTACGCCGGCTGCTACAACTGGCACGATTACTTGGGCGAAGAATGCTACGCATCTGATCGGTGTTACTGCCCCGACCGGCGTTTCTAACCGCGCCCGCTTTGCCCCGCCGACCGGCACCTACACGGCTGCTACGTTTGGCAATAGCGGCAACATGTTCAATGTTACGGCGTCTGGCTGTATCTTTGCGAACTTCTCCGTTTTCAACGGTTTCTCAACCGGCGCTAACGGCCAGATCGCGTGGATTGATGCGGGTGGCCGCAACTACTACAGCGACGTTCAGTTTGGCGGTTTTGGCGACACGGCTTCGGCCCAAGGCGCTAACAGCCGTGCGCTGAAAGTCACCAGCGGCGAGAACACGTTTGTTAACTGCACGGTTGGCCTTGATACGGTCACTCGCACGGTTGCGAATGCGAATCTTGAGCTTGCTTCGGGCGCTGCCCGTAACAAGTTCATCAATTGCGATTTCCCGATTATGACCTCGTCGGCCACGTCGCTGGCGATCCTTGGTTCGGGCGCTGCTGCAATTGATCGCTACACGAAGTTTCAAAACTGCTTGTTTTACAATGCAGTTGATTCAACTTCAACGACGATTACGGCGGTTGCTTCGCTTAATGCCGCTGCGGGCGGTAGCCTTGTGTTCAACAACTGTTCTGCTGTTGGCGCAACAAAGTGGGGTGATGCGGGCGCTCTGGCGAACTCGTATGTCGATAACGCACCTCCAACGGCGGCCACTTCTGGCCTCGCCGTTAACCCGGCTTAATGAAAGGTTACGGCTATGAAGGCTGCTAAGAAGTATGCCCACGGTGGCAAAATGGAAAGCCCGAAGAAGGGCGTGGTAGTTGGCGATAAGACCCCCAGCATGACCTATGCTGGCGGCGATTCCAACGTCCTCAAGGAAGCCAAGGCCCGCAAGCGCGGTGGCATGTGCAAGAAAGAGGGCGGCAAGGCGATGGGCAAAGAGGCGATGAAGCGTCTTGACCGTCCCATGCGGAAGTCCGGCGGCAAGGTTGGCGCGAATGAGCGTCCGCTTTCGACTGCGGCGCATACCTCTGATCGTCCCGGCGGCGACGTTCAGGAAGCGTAAAAACAGAGGGGCCGCCTAGAGCGGCCCTTTCTCTCTTGGAGCAGGCGATATGGCTGAGAAATGGATACAGAAAGCTATTTCAAAACCGGGGTCGCTCCGAAAAGCCCTTCATGTCCCTGAAGGCAAAAACATTCCCTCCGGCAAGCTGGAGAAGGCCGCGCATTCGGACAATCCGACGCTGGCGAAACGGGCCAATTTGGCCAAGACATTAAAAGCCATGCACCGCAAATACGGTGGCGACGTTTAAGGATTAAATCATGCAGCCGATCACGGTTACAGTTGGCCCGCTTGACGCGGCCGATGACAATGGAATTGCCGAAAGCCAAACCACGGCTGGCGCTGCTAATTTGACGTTGGACGGCGTTCTTGTGACCGGTGGAGTGGCTATTCTTGACGCTCCGCGTCAGGTTATTGTGACCAGCGGCGGCAATGACACAGGCGTTACGTTTACTATCACTGGAACGACCTATGGCGGCCAGACTGTTAGTGAATCAATCACGGGCGCAAGCGGCGGAGCGTCTGCAACGCGAACTGATTTTGCTACCGTTACACAGGTAAGAGCGTCTGCTGCAACCAGTGTCAGCGGCGTAATTGTCGGAACAAACGCAAAGGCGGGTTCTCGCTGGGTTCGTTTGGATAATTGGGCGTTCCCGCAGACGGTTGT